CCGATCTTATTGGTGGCAACTAATTCTTTGCTACCGGGTTGAGGTAAAACTCCATAACTAGCATGGTATGTAGTTGCTGTTGTATAACCATAAAAAGTCAAATCTGGTTCACCTGCTAAATAAATATTAAATTCAATAGACGATGGTGATGAGTCAGATATAACCAAAGGCTGAGCCACGTATATATAATAAATACCATGAAACATAGCTTCAGTATCCATGTTTGTTGCGCAGGGGGTGATGTCATTACGACATAAATAAGGTAAAGATACCTCATGTTCTTGCCCCCCTTGCGTAAACTCGAGTAAATGCGTTGGAGCATTCACTACGGATTTATAAACTGGGTACTGTGACGTTATTTTCACAGATGGATTATACATTTTAACGACCTTCAATTTACATTGTTGTTTATTATTCATTACAGATTGTATAGTCAGTTTCATCGGACCACGCCAGCCCCTACTGAAACTATGCATCAATTCTAAATTATTATGACAAGTAATCGAATCATCTGGATTCACAACTCCAATACCTCCTTGAAATGGTGAAATAGGACGAGCCCATTTCATCACTCCAACTCCATCATTAACATCAACTTTAAAAGACCCTATGTGTTGTTTTTTAGTAACAATATTGGTTATAGCCATTTCATCGATATTACTACCGAATATTGGTTCTTTAACTATCCTGTTAAACTTCACAAACGGGTCTAACTTTTCAAAAAATTGTGGCACATCAGTGTTATTAACAAAATTGGTAGCTGTGGTTATGACTCTTTCTTGCACTTGAGGTATATTAGGGTTGTGCAAACCCGTATACTCTCTTACAAGACCCCTTCCTATGTCAATAGCGTCAGCTGCCACGGTTTTTAAGCCATTAGCAGCACTATCTATCAACCCTGTAGCCATATTCATAACTCCACTAATAATACCCGATTGTGGTTCCCATTTTGGTATTGTTGGTATAAAATCCATCGGCAACGGATCCTCACCTGCCAAGCATGCAAAACCAACTCTAAGCATAATTGTCAAAATTGAGACTGCACCCCCTACAAAAGGGGCATACTTCATAACTCTCTGGAATAAACGACGCTTCTTTATAGGAGGCGCATTTACCCATTCTTCTATTCCATATTGTGCAGCCAACTTATCAAAGTCCTCGTAATTCGGATTGAAACATGATCGCCCACTCTGAGCGGACCATGTGACAAATCTTGGTGTTGGAACAGCTAAATCAAAATTTTTAAAACAAGCCTCTACTATTATCCGCAAGGATTTAGAAGATCCTGTTGACGGAAGCAATGGATTCAAAACCAAATACACTAACGTTGCATAATTACCGTTTGTGACGGTAATATCCAGAGTTGTATCGTATCCTTGAGTTTGCTCCATATCTGTTGTAGCTAAATCAGTATTACAATACCAAGGCACTGGTATAGCTACTGATGTAGCTTCATTAGCATGTAAAAAAGCATGTGGTCCCGATAAAATGGTATTAATTAGAGACATATTATTGGTACTCACCAATGTTGGGTATGCTGGGAAGGGCGGTAAAACCCCTACCAACACACATCCAGCATGAGTGATAGTACCAGCCATAGAAACATTAATTATCAAATCAGGTCTGCCATAAGCAGCCATCTTAAACATATTCAGAACTGAACTATTACTACGTGCTATATCCCCAGGAAGGAAACGCACCGTACTAGTCAGCAAAGTATATCTAGCAGCCGTATCCGGAAAAGTAATTTCATCAACAAAAAACGGTCTCTCTATAAAAGATTTAGCATCTACCCGATAAGCATCAGGTATATCAACCTTCATAAAAAGATCGTTAAATGGTGAGTCGATTTCTTGAATCTCACGAGTTGTGACCGAAGCCACTGTTGTTGTCATATTTTGCGAAGTGATATTAAAATCACTGTTTGAGATTTGTTTAAAATCTCCATCAATATTTTCAAGCTGTGTAACAAAATAAAATTTTCAATCATTGTTTTGTTAACCAATGATATAACGATGGTGAAACATTAGTAATCACGGCTAGAAATATCGTTATCTTTCTATTGCATAACCGTATAATTACTAAATGGGCTATAGGTTGCCATCCTGATCAACAAGGATTTGATAAGGCAGTTTACTCTGCCGTAATTAAGCATCTTAAAAAGAAAAATTTTTACCTTGCATATTAATAATTTCATCATACCCTTCTGGCATGTTGAGTATATTAATAACCTTACTTTCACTAAAAAACGCATCAAACGGATATTTTTTCTCAAATATCGCAGTCAATCTCCGGTACAAATTAGGTGAATGTAAATAAGATTCTACTTGCATAGATCTCATTTTCCCTACCATAGCTTCATGTACATTTTTCGTCGAATCTACCCATTGCAAAGTATTAAATATGGTGTCTAATGAAAGACACCCTACATAACGCTTCAAAACGGGATGTTGGCGAAAATGTCTTTTCACATATGTCAATTTATCAAAATCCTGAGTTGGTTTTGTAATAGCTGTTTTATCTCCATTAGTACATTTCATACCTAGGGATTCTGCTACATCTCTTACCTTTTCAAGATTAAAATAAGGGGCCATATCTTTCTTTGTACCCATCAATTTATCATCTCCCGTAACATAATCAATAACTTTCCATACATCTTCAACTTGCGCATCTTTCTTATTCCTATATATAACCAAAGCTGTTAAACATTTATTAAGTAAACAATTAAGTAATAAAGTCAACCACGTTCCGGATGGTAATCCGTGAGTAGTCGCCCATATTTCATCATTGACCAACACAAAAGAATTAGCAATCGTATTTGATAACCATTCTGGCATGTGTGGATATTTACCTCTGTAAAATTCTTTCATCACTTCAATTATGATTCTTATAAATATAGCTAACGTCTTTCCATCCCATTCTTTGAAATCAGCATCACCTGTTTCTACACATTCTATTAATTTCTTCGCCAATAGATCAGCATCAGTATATGGATTGTAACCTACGCTAATACCAGTTTCATGACGAGTATCTTTAAAGTGTTTCAACAACTGACCAAATATCTTCTTCGTCCACCAAATCTGCCCTAAAGGCATAACTCTAAACGTCCTAGGTGTATCCACTTTAGTAGATGATCGTAACTCATCTTTAAAAGTTTCTTTACACATAAAATGATCATAATTATACACTTCATTCTTAGCTTCTTTATCAATCGCTTCTGCCAATTCATACAATTCATTCTTGATTGTTTTATTTTCGAAGTCGAAGTACTTATCTTTACCACTCATACAATGATATCCATTACTGGAATCTTTATTGAGCGGCGGTACATAATTACCTCCAAATGCTACTTCATTATCATCTAAATCATCAAATTCAATGAATAACGTTCTTAAATATCGTTTTATAAAATCAATTTCTTCTTGAGTAACTCTTCCTTGATGTACAAAAGTTTTTTGAGACAAATGTTTTAACGTCTTAGCAGGTGTTCCTTGGGATCTGAAATTAGGGGGAGATTTAGCATCAATCGTATCAGTAGGCACAGCCGTGTAGTTTTCACTACTCGCCTGAACCTCCTGAATTAAC